ATCATCCGGCATTTCTTACAAGCATCTTTGACTATGACTTCGTGAGATATAAGTACTCTAGCATAGACATTAGTATACTCATTATAACAATAGTCACATTTTAAGCACACCATTTTCTTAGAATGTTTAGTTAGGGAGGCTAATTCATAGCCAAATTCTTGAATAGTTTTATCGCTGAGTAACATGTCTTTTCCTTATCCTAGAACTGAAGATCCAACCAGTCCTATTATAGCAACAAAAAAAATCGCGGAAGGTATTAATTTCCGCGATTCTTTATAGGTTATGCCAAAATTCTCTTAGAGAGAACCCAGCAAAATACGACGATTGTCAAGACATGCTAGGCCAAGTTCACAGTTTCCGAAGAAACTGACTCGTCCCTGACGGAAATAGCTAGGATCTGGGTAGATCATAACTTCCTGTCGGACTGGCATTATGAATGAGTCCTTGGACGTCATGTCAAGACCAACAACCAACTCTACGTCGCTGGATGGGCCAAGAGCACCACCAAGCTGACTAGTAAAGTAAGACTGATACTCCTGAGATTCGCCAAGCTCGTCCATAGCATGGAGGTTGATACCGAAGATTCGAGTGATTGCACCATCGTCGCTCGCGACGTAGATTTCTCTACGAGTCGTTTCGTCAACAATGTCAACACCCCAGTTTCGAATATCTTCCAAAGCTTCTGGGCTAAGGTAGATATCAGTCAATCGACCACGAGAAATCGAAGCGGAGTTACCGCCAGCATTTCTTCGCATAATTGACTTCATCAGAGAAACCAATCTCTTGGTGAACTGACCGGCAGCAGCGTCAGCATCATATACCATGATGTTGCGGTCTACACCAGCAGCCAAAAGAACGTGCCAAGCGTCATCGTTAATCTTCTTAACGAAGCCAGCTTCCAATACCTTCATGGCCCGGCCAGCAACGTCCCAACGGGCATCGCGAGCATATCGTGCCAAGAAATCAATTGAGTTAGCGATACCATAGGTTGGAACCTGAATGTAATCGCCTTCAACTGCTCGTTCTGGAATCCGGCCATGGCCGGGATTCGTATAAGCAACGAAGTCAACTTCGTCGCCGGGGTTCAGCAGGTCGAGTGGGAACTCGGCTGTAGAATTTCCTTCGAGTGAAAGCTTCTCAAAGATGGGAGCAGTAACATCTCCCACCAAGATGGCTTCTCGCAAAGGAGTCTGCAGAGCTTTCGCCATCTGCTCCTGACCAGCATATGCTACAGTTGGTGACGTATCACCAGACTGCTTTAGCATTTCAATAAATTCTGGATTTGGCTTAGTGAACGACATCAAATTACCCCTTATAGATTGATTGAAACCTTGGCGAAACCATCAGTATCCTTAGCACTAAGGAACTGTCCGATCTTCGGAGCACCTGCAGCCTGAGTAGCGCTAATAAGTCCAGTGCCAGCAAGATAAGCATCCTGACCACCTGTTGGTGTACCAGAGATAGCGTCAGTAGTAACGAATCCCTTTCGCAGGATAGTAATCTTGCCACCCTTCTGAACTTCATCCTTGTGCTGGTTCAGGTGCTGTCGAGTCAGGTCAATATTGACCATATCGTTCAGCAAAATACCCAGAGCGTATACACCTGACGGATTCGTCTTTACCGTTGCAAGAGCAACAGAATGGTCCATGGCGGCTCCAGAGCCCGCCGTGCTAACAGAAACAACCAAGCCACGAGTAGCAACTTCATTCATGAAGAATGAAATGTCTGTGTCTAGTTCGTAACGATCACCCTTTAGTGACATGCCTTACCCCTTATTTCAAGTTTTTTGTAGACTGAAGGACACTCGCACGCAGCCACTGAGAGGCTACGTTGATCTTATCGGATACTGAATCTTCAACTACTACAACAGCAGGTTCTTGAACCTCTGTTACAGTCTCCAAAGCTTCAGTTTCGACTTCAACCGGCTCGGTGTCCAAAACAGGGGCCGGTTCTCTAACAATCAGGGCTACTACAACTTCGAACATCTCGTCAGTAGCATCAGCAAACTTAGAGAGCAGCTCTGCTGCTCGGTCTTCGGTTGCTCCAGCGGTGACAAGGGCGTTCTTTCTTGCAGCAGCTTTCACTTCAGAAACCATCTTCTGGATTTCCTGACTCAAAGTCAGTTTCTCCTGAGAGATAGTCGCAATAGCGGCTTCTAGTTCATTAACTTTTGACTCAAGTGAAGAGATAGTAGCCTTATGGCCGCTAACTTCTGTCGCTAGAGTGCTTGCAGTAGCTTTCTCTGTAGTAAGAGCTTCTTTCAAAGCAATTACTTCAGCTTCTGCGAGTTGCACTGAATTATCTTCAGGCATCACTACCTCCATAGCCAGTGTGGAAAATGTATTTTCGAGCTTAAATGGATTAGCCTCTTTTGGGAGAATAATACTTCGAGGGTTAGCTGGTTTGTCTACAAGACCTTTGCCAGAAAAATACAAGTCTCGTAATAGGCGACCAACCTTATAACCCTCATACGACCCCGTTCCACCATAAGCTCGTAAATGCTTGGTCAGGAACGCAGAATTTTTATCTCTAGCTATAACCTTCTTAGAACCGTCAGGTTCAATGATTGCATAATCGAAATTTCGAAATACGCATTCCATGGATACAGCTAGTTGGCCCTCATCAATCTTAGCAATCAAGTCATTGACTCGATCCGACTGGGCAGGGTCACCCCAAGTCTTATAAATAACGGCGGAAGTAACTAAGTCCATCTTTTCTGGAAGAGGGAGTTCGTTAATAATGGCACCATCCTCAGCCATTGCGGCTGAAGAAATCATATGTCCGATGATGTCTGTCTCTTCGTGCATATAATTGAATGGCTTGTCGACTGGTGTATCGCGTGCCGCCCATAGGTCTGCTACATCGAATACATCGTCATTTTTGTTCCATCCCGCCGATACTAGAATGGAATTTAGGTAGTAGAGATCTGCTTGAACTGGACGATCACTAACTGACGCTAGTGTTATACCAACTATATCAGAATCACCACTAAGTAACTGAGTGCTAGTAATTGGACAGACCATGGCAATACTAGCACTTGTTAGAGCGTTAGCTAAGCCATCTAATTTTTCTGCTTCATATACTTTCATAGGTTACCTCATAATTTAAATACGCAGCTATTCTAATTTTTCTAGTTTTTTGTCAAAATTCTTCGTATGCATAAGCCAAGCAGTTTATTTGGCGTGCCTCATCAGCATTAGGCTGGCGATTATGTTTAGCTAAAAAGTTTCGGTAAAAAGGATGGGCATCTATTTTCTTCTTTTTCTCCATAGCCTCAGCAACTGATTCTTGATCTATTACAGAGAATGGATCTAGGCCACAGAGGGTAACAAACTTAACCTCTTCTAGCTCGGCCTGCTGTGCTGTAGTCAGCTCTCTTAGTGAGTTACATCCATATTGGGACAGCATAACAGGATTTAGAATTGATGAGATTCTCTTCTGTGCCTCGGTAGTCCATAGGATAGTACTAGCTAGATCTGCCTTGCTCTTTGGCAAAACCCTCCTAGTCTTCCTAGGCCCCGTATCTCCCTTGAATAGGGGTCGGCCATTATCTTTTACTGGCTTTTTACTAGATGGATTGCCTGCTCCCGGCTGGACAGGTGGCTTTCTTGCCTTATAATCTGTCACGTCTTCGATACTGAGAGTGTCTTTTTGAAGAGCTATCTTGACAACTTCAGATTCTATGTTACCATTATGGAACGGATCAGACTTGGGAGGCAATTTGCGTTTCTTCCGGTCTTTTTCCTCTTTGGCAATTCTAGATTCTTCAATCTCGTGAGATTCGCCAAATCTCTCTCTGACCGTCTCAGCAGAGATAATGTAGCGATCTGATAGCTGAATCCACAGATTCTTCTCAGCCGCTTCGTCAGACAGGATCATATTGTCGAAACGTAGCTCAGCAGGTGATGGGAATCCCATAGCCGCAGAGATAGACTCAAATTCAAGCCGCCAAAAGTTCTCTAGAAGGCCGCGACCATACTCAAGCTTCTCTATAAGCGTCTTAAGACTCAAGTAGTTATTGGTGAATCCGCCACCTGAAGAAGTTCCCGTCATTGTTTGCGGGACTCCCAGTCCACCGTACACGGCGTTTAAGACTGGGCCGTACTTCTCATTTCCCAAGAAGTGATAGATTTGACTAGTAGACTCTTTAAAATCCAGCTCTGGACCCCATACTAGGTCCATGGTGCCTCCACCTACATTGCTGGCGAGTACATCTCTAAGCTTGTCTACAGCGGCCCTAGTAGGAGCAATCTTATGCTCTAGACTTCCCAAACGCCACAGACGGATATTAGAGATTGCCCCGTCGAGAGCCGACATATCGGCCAACTTCATCTTCTCCATCATGGTGATATCATCCAAGATCGCATGGATCATTGGATTAGCCCATACCGCCCAATCATCTTTCTTGTAATGATAAAGAGAGATTCTTTCAGGATCTAGTGGTATGAATTCTGCCCCATCAAGAATTAGCTGCTTAGTTTTTGGATCTACGTCCTTCAGGAAGTCTGGGTCTTTCTTCTTTGCAGTAATAGCATTCTTGGTTTTAGAAGATATTCTAATCTTATACGTCTTCTCGCCACCAAAGATATCAGAATAATCCCCGTCTGCCTCTACCACTAGTGGGTTTAAAAAGTCATACCTAAATGGTATAACTCTCTTTTCGGCCTTAGACATATCCCGCTGGTCCGACTTAGTAATCTTACCATTAGCCTTATAAACAATAACATTACCATGCCTATAAAGATAATTCAGAAAACGCTCAGAACGTTCAGCCCCATTTACTTTCTGCCACCATCTTCGGTAGAATCTTTCAATGCTCTTATTGGTATGGGAAATTCTGATCCCTTGAGACGCAAAGTCCCCCATAAGATCAATAACTTGCTTAATAAGCCCAACATTATCATAAGCCTTAATGCATTTACGCATAATGGCTTTAGTGTCCCCCTCAGGGGACTCTGACGGGCGAAAGCCATAGTAATCTTCTCTAGAGTATTCATCTCGAACTGAGATGTTCGGCTCTATAGATAGATAGCGGCGATTGCTGGCAGAAGTAGTCATAAGGCCCGTATAGGAGGCCAATGCTTCATCTTGAGGTACAGCGGTAGTAGACGAAGGCTTCTTTTTTACTGTCATTTTATTGATCCGATTGTGATTAGATTACACTACAATCTAATTCGCACAATAGGAAGCAATTGGCTTAATATCCATCATAAGCGTCTTGAGCACTCTTAAACCAAGGAGGAGCTATGTAAGCCAACTTAGCTTTTCTGCCCACAGCTCCACTAGAAAATCCACCATAACTCTCATAGGCAACTTGCTCTGCTAGAGAAAAATTTCTAGCCCCCATATTGGCCATCAGTAAAGCAGAATATCTGTCCTTCCTCATCTTCCTCTTTTTGTTGGCCCCAACCTTAATGTCTGGAGTATCCCACCTATCTCTGCCATTTGGGGT